GATATGTGGGATAAGATTGGAGGAAGACCTAATGACTGAAAACGAACTGGAAGAGTTTAGATATGATGTTGCGACAGAAATTCTTAAAGATGCAAACGAAACCCTACGATATCATCTAGCACACGATAGGGTAATATGGCTTATATCTGAAAAGACCGAACAGGAATTACGTGATATGATTCCCGAAAAAAAGAAGTCTAAAAAATCAAAGAGGTCAAAGCATGGGATTGGATTCTAATGGTGAGAGTTCTACAATAAAGCAACTAATAATTGCTTGTGCAGTATTGCTCGTGTTTGCAATCATTTGTTTCCTGGTCATGCTTGTCGGAATGCTTTAGATGTATTATAATGTGTGAGTATTGAACTTTCAGTTTTATGGCTGTTAAAAAGAAAGAGTATGTCGATGTTGTCCTACCTGTCTCTGGTGATGGTGTTGATTATGAAGTAATCAGTCGTAAAGTGACTGAGAATGCACATAGGAAATGGCCTGATGTGAAGGCAGATCCATATGATGAGATCGTAGAACAGAGGAAGAAAATCTGTTACGGTAATCCTGAAGAAGTATTTGAGACATTTGAAACTGTAAGATACCGTAAGTATCATCCTGTTCCTGACCCTGTTGAACCTGTGAAAACAGAAGTCGAGACTAGACAAAAAGTCAAAGCCTAGTATAATATATAATACAGATTGAGTTAAATTATGTCTTGCGATCTTAGAGTTAAAATTTTAAAAGCACTGAAAGATGAGGCGGTAGGTAACATTCAAAAAGCAAAAATGAATGTTGAAGTATATCTCCACAATCCTGTAGGTATTGGTGAACATCCAGATGTTCTTGGTGCTATTCAAGAACAATTGGACATTATTGCTCATGAGGAAGAACGAATTCAAGTTCTTGATACACACTTCACTGATCACGTCTAAAATTAACATAAGGTAATTTCATGGATAGAGAAACCTTTCCAAAACTCGAACTATCGAAGGAAGAGATTATCTTCCTTCAAGAATTACTCAACCAAGAGGTTCAAGATTCCTTCAATTACTATGAAGACATTCTAGAAGAAGGGCAGGAAGAAGAAGCAAAAGTTATTCATAAACAATACGAATTTATTAAACTTCTTAGAAATAAACTTTACCACATGACTGGTAGAGATACTCTTGCTCCCGGATATCACGAACAGAGGTGGTGGGATCAGGGTCATGATTACTGATGTGATATAATATTTCATAGTAATAAATAATTCAAAATTATTTTTCGATGTCAGAACCACATAGTATTCGCCCCCTACTAAACCAAGTAGGGGGTTTGATATTAGCAATAGCAACTATTTCAATTCCATTTTTAATCCTATTATGAAAACTACTTTTGAAGTTTACTCGAAGATTGGTTGTCCATACTGCACAAAGATTATCTCTGCTTTAGAACTAGCAGAGGTATATTTCATTGAATTGAAACTCGGAAGAGACTTTCAAACAAATGAGTTCTATAGTAAATTTGGATCAGGATCAACATTTCCACAAGTGACAGTGGATAATGTAAAACTTGGTGGTTGTGCTGAAACTGTAAGGTATCTTAGGGAAAACAATCTGGTTTAATGGACTATTACTGGGAACTCATCGAAATAACAAACAAAACTATCGATTATGCGTTTGAGGGTAAATTTAGATTAGATATGTATGAGTATCTAAAGACTAACAAATTTACCAAGAATGATGTTCAAAGATTTTTAGAAGATGATACTATTAAAAGTATTAATTTAATCATCTATGACCTGGAAGATTATCTTGAAGGTGGAAGTGATCGTATTCACCAACAATTGAGAGAAGCTTATGGTCATCTTGGAAAACCAGAAGCAAGAAAGATAAAAAATTATCTTGAAAAAATTCTACAGGATTGTTGGAAGTATGAACGAGAAAAGAAAAAAAGAAAAAGAAAAAAGTTATCTAAATAAAATCAAAAGTGATGATTCCCTAAAAATTAATAGGGGAGTCGAATTACTTCTTAGGAATAGGAGGAACAAACCACCGAAAGTTTTTCAGTTAAAGTTTGGAAAGATAGTCTCTATTTTTAGACGAGAACTACATTTTTCCTTGGACATTCAGTTTGACATAAGAAAAAAGGAGGGCTAACATGTTAGCAGTCACACTTACATTTTCCGTAATAATTTCGGTAATGTTTCTTTTAGTGGGAGGAGTAATTGGATACCTATTAAAAGAGTATGTAATAGAGAGGAACTCTACATTGGTTCCTACACATCCTGAAATGTTTGATGAAAATGGAATGTTAATTCCTGATGACGTTTTGGCGGTTAGATTCGAAAACACACTTGAAGATTTTGAAAGTGAGGATTGACACCTCACTCTAAATATTGTACACTGAATATGCTGAAAGAAAAAATTATGGCTACATCATCATCTGCAGCAGGAAAGAAGACGACTAAAACCGTTAGAAAGACTGCTACAAAAACTACTACAAAGACTACAACTCAACTTCCACCAAACCCATTTATCTTTGAAATCTTAGATCTCGTAAACAAACAGAGAACTGGTGATAAAAAGGTGGAAGTTCTGAAAAGGTATAGAACTGATGCTCTCACTGCCATCTTGATTTGGAACTTTGATGAGAGTGTTATCTCCATGATTCCTGAGGGTGAAGTTCCCTATGAGAGGAACGAAGTGCCGGTAGGAACTGACCATACTTCTCTCCGTAAAGAGTGGAAGAACCTTTATCATTTTGTGAAAGGTGGTAATGATGGTCTCTCTAAAACTCGTAGAGAGTCAATGTTCATTCAAATCCTAGAAGGTCTTCATCCAAATGAAGCAGATATTCTTTGTCTCGTAAAGGATAAGAACTTACAATCAAACTATAAAATCACTAAAGCTGTTGTTGAGAAAGCTTTTCCTGATATTACATGGGGAGACAGGTCTTGACTAAAGGTATTAAAATTCTTCATCAAGATTGTGATCCTGAACTTGCGAAAGATAAATCACTCCCATCAACAGCGTACATAGTTGAATATGTTCAGGGTGAGACTAGTCACTGGGATATTGTTATCTGTAGTAAGAAGTCAGATCTTTTTGATGAATATTGGGATAAGTATAGAGAAAATTTAATCGGATTTGTTCAGACTGAAGGTAGAGTAAATCCAAAACTATGGAGTCCGAAAAAAGATGGCTAAAGGATTTGATGTTAAATTAGAAGGAATTGATATCGACCCAGACGAAATTCAAAAACTTCTTAAAAAATATAAGAAAGTAAAAAAGTATCAGAAGTCAAGTCTCTTCGCAGTCAAGACCATGGACGGGACTGAAGGTTATGTATCTCAGTTGATTCGAGAGTCAAAAGATACACAACTTTAAACTTGACATATATAGTATATGTGGTCTATAATAGACCTGTCGTTCATCCCACCTAGTGGGACGCAAGTAAGTCGCGGAACGGAGCGTTCATCCCATGATAGAACTATTGTTATATTCAACCCTTACCTGTGCTGATGCTGATGCTATTATGTTCAGGATCATCTCAAATGAGAATATTTCTCAAACAGTAAAGGTTGAATTAGTTGAAACCGTAAAGGATTCGACACCAGACTGTTATTGGGACGCAAACGACTAAAGGAACGGACCTAAAAATCCAACTACTTTAGGAGTAAACTCATGAACACACTTAACATCATCCGTAAGCAGATTGAAAAAGCATCTGCACTACATGACGCACAAATTACTCATACCTCATATCGTGGTGTTGAGTATGATACTCGTTGTGTAGAATCTAAAGAGACCCACGGTACATTCTGTTATCGTGGTCGCACTTACGAAAAGTGAAATCTTGATTATGATGGTTGAACTAGGGAAGAGTTGACACTCTTCCCTTTTTTGTTTAAAATACTTGATAATTATTTTCTTCTTATGGAAAAAGATAAACTTAAATTAATTGTGAGAAATTTGAGACTTCTTGTGGATGCGCTGGAATCAGAGGTGTATTCTGATATAGAAGCTTACACTAAGAAGGAGGATTATCTTCCTCCCCTAGCAGATTATGATGAGGTATTTGAAGATGACGAATGAAGATTGGAAATATACTGACGATAAACTCAAACTAAGGGGAAGATGTATTCAAATTCTCATGCATAAGTTTGGTAATGTAGATACTCTTCAATCATCTTATTCTACAAGGGATATCTATGAGTGTGCCCATGAATGGGTATCACAAGGAAACAAAATTAGTGATGGTATTGTGGCTTATTTTAATGCTTACTATAACCATGAAAACAAAAAAGGCAATCAAATACATACTTAAACATCCAGAACTCTTCACTGAGGCAGATAGGATGTATGTTAAATTGGTGAAAAAAGAACGTAAACTTAAAAAGAAACAGAATGAATCAAGCGACTCTAATCTCAGTGACACCGGATGCTGAAAAGCATATTGCATATTGTGCAAGAGTTTCTAACCCTAACAATCAGGATAATGAAAAGTTTGCAGGACTCCTCAAGTATTGTATTAAACATCAACACTGGTCAATCTTTGAACAAGCATTTATGAGTTTGGAGATTGAAACTACTAGGGGACTAGCAGCTCAAGTCTTGCGACATCGTTCATTCACATTCCAAGAGTTTTCTCAACGGTATGCAAGTACCAATCTATTGGCAGAGGAAATTCAATTACCAGAACTCCGTCGACAGGATGAAAAGAATCGTCAGAATAGTATCGATGATTTAGATCCTGTGGTGGTAGATAGGTTGGAACGACAAATGGTGACGTTGTTCAGCTCAGCACATAGTCTTTATAATCAGATGTTAGAAGCTGGTGTGGCAAAGGAATGTGCACGCTTTGTACTCCCATTGGCAACACCAACCAAAATGTACATGACAGGCTCAGTTCGCTCATGGATTCATTATATTGAATTGCGTTCTGCTAATGGAACGCAGAAAGAACACATGGACATTGCTCTTTCTTGTAAGGAGATTTTTAAAGAACAATTCCCAGTCATTGCTGAAGCTCTCGACTGGTAATAAATATACACATTACAATGGAGAAATGATGTGGCTACATATCCAGTAAAGAACAAACAAACTGGTGAAGAGAAAGAAATCGTTATGAGTATTCATGATTGGGACCAGTGGTGTCAAGACAATCCCGATTGGGAAAGATATTACACTCCAGATAACGCTCCCAAATTGGGACTTGAGATGGGAGAACCATTCAGTAAACTTTACACCAAACATCCAGGTTGGAAAGATGTAATCGGAAAGGCAAAACAACAGCCTGGATCAAACTTAAAACACTACGACTAAAAGTATGCCAAGAAAGAGTAAAGCAGGTATTAGCACTAATCCTGTTCCATTCGGTATGAGTAATAAAGTTATGAAGAGAAAAAAACCAATTAATCTTGATTACATCAAGAAGATTGAACCTCTCACTGAGAATCAAGAAACATTTTTTAATCAATATAAGTCCGATCAAAACTTAATTGCTTATGGAGTGGCAGGTACTGGAAAGACCTTTATTACCCTGTACAACGCTCTTCTAGATGTCTTGGACCCCAAGACACCCTATGAGAAGATCTACATTGTCAGGTCTCTTGTGGCTACTAGAGAGATTGGTTTCCTTCCTGGTGATCATGAAGACAAATCTGCACTCTTCCAGATTCCTTATAAGAACATGGTGAAATACATGTTCGAAATGCCTGATGACTCTTCCTTCGAGATGCTTTATGCAAATCTCAAAGCTCAGGGTACAATTTCTTTCTGGTCTACCTCTTTTATTCGTGGAACAACTCTTGATAATTGTATTGTTATCGTTGATGAATTTCAAAACTTGAATTTTCATGAACTTGATAGTATAATTACAAGAGTTGGTGAAGGATCTAAAATCATGTTCTGTGGTGATGCCACTCAGTCTGATCTCACGAAACAGAATGAGAGGAATGGTATCATGGATTTCATGAAGATTATCAGGGCAATGCCTTCCTTCGATACTATTGAATTTAACGCGGATGACATCTGTCGTTCTGGTCTGGTTAAAGAATATATTATTGCTAAACTTGAAATGGGTATGTAATGTTTAACTATGTTGAAATTGTTTATCCCGAACTTGAAAGACAGACAATTGATGGTGTAAGATACTACGATACTCCTGATGGTAGAAAGTTAGTATCAATCACCTCAGTCATCAGTCACTTCAATAGGGAAAAGTTTCGTAAG